TGTCAGCAGGCGCATAAACAGGTCGCCCGCAACACTCGCCGGTCACGGCCCACCCCGGCCAAACGGTAGGACGAATGACGGCCAAAGTTTCATTTCCCCGCCGCAAATCCAAGGAAAAAGAAGACTCCCAAGCGGCGGGCATTACTCGGGGAACACTCACCGGGCACTGACGGATGCTGCGAGCGGCGGAGCGCCTGAACGGAGCGTAAGGCGACGTCACTTGGTAGTTCCAGGCGAAATGCACTCCGGCAGCCAACCACACGTTAAAAGAGCCTATGAAGGCCAGTGACGCGTGGGCCACCAGGGGCCAAAAAGACATAGACATGAAACTTTCCAAGACGCCGATGACCACTCCGATGGTGGAGCTAACAGGATTGGCTGCGGCCACCAGGAGAGATCCAACCCCCCACATAGTGGCCGAAATCTTCAACCCTTCCTCACACAACGCAGACGCCATAGCCAAAGGGCGGTCATCGGATTGCGGGAAGGTCCACTCGGTGTCCCGGGATATGACCGTCTGAATAGCGTGATTGGCGTACACATCGGTCAATCCGGCCGCCAAAATTCCCGCCTCGGCCTCCTCAATCTCAGCCCAGGTCAAGGAATAGCGGGCGCAAAACCATTCAACCGTCGCAGAGCTAGTAAGGGCAAGCTTGGCCGTCGGTGCGAACCCCGTACGTTCCTGTTGTTTCCGTAGATCGCTCATGTGAACCGGTTTTAGGCGAATGCCGGCAACAGAGAGCGATAACTGCTTCGCCCTCACGACCCACGCTCGGACAAGGGGTATGGCCAGAGCCCCGGACGCCTCAAGACACAATGCAACGTCGCGCAAACGAGCCAACTGCAAACGCGGCGTGGGCAAGGGCACGGCAGCAAACATGCACTTGGACAGCACGCGCCCCGGCATGTTAAAGAACACCCGTCCCGGACCTTCAGGATAAACCACTGGTATGTACAAACCTGAATAGAACGTGGCCTGATCGACAAAGCCTGCGTCGGTCATCGTAACCCCGTACCCCACGGAGGCGGCCGCCTCGGCGATGTGCTTCTTCGAATGGTCGGCATGCAAAGTGAGTTCGTCGTCACCGCCGAAAATGAACGCGGCGTCCCGGGCTCTAGTCCAATCCAAGAACCACCCCCCGTACTTCTTACACGCCGTCGCAAAAGACAGCGGAGAAAATTTATCGTCGAACACGCTAGGACACACGTGGTCAACGAACGAGGAGGTCAAACCTTGACGGGACGTTTTGGTAGACATAAGGTGGTCCCAAAACACGAACCAAGCTCGACAAACATAGGCCGGAAAAAAGGCGAAGGCGGCGGCGCAAGTACGCGCACTTGACAAAAACCGCCGCATGTGCCAACCAGAAGCCGCGGCCAAGCTAAGCACGTACGCATCGGTGGCATACACGCTAACTGGCGACAACGCGCCGCCGTAACCTTTGAACCAAGGATTGGACGACGCGGCGGAGCGTCTGGACAGCCAGAACCAAAGGGAGGCGGACACCGACGCGGCACACAGCAACGCAACTGCGGCCACCGGAATTTCCAACTCCACCAGGCTCCGGCAATACCAGGCCAACACGCCCGCCACGAGAAAAGTGACGCCCAACCAGACATACCAGCGCCGGTCCGAAACGCCAGCGCGCACACGCGCCAAATCCAAATAGTCCGGGAGATTAGCCAACAAACCCGTGACGACAGCCGTGACCTGCTGAGGAGGGACGGCCGAACAGCCACTCACGATTGATAAGGCCGCACGTTTTAGGGAGGAATCAGTTGGATCGCGGATATAGCTCAGAGCCAGCTCTTCGAAGGCGCCGGCGGGAACGAGCAACAACTGGGTGCCCGTATCAACCTCGACGACTCTTCGAGTAGCCACTCGAGCAGCTCGCGATTTGCCCTCCCTTACGTCCGTGTCCAATGTGCTGGGGATAACGATTTCCGACTGGGGTTCAGGGTCGCAACGGCTCACGAGGTTCAACTCCCAGGTACCGTAAGCATGCGCATTTCCACACGGCGACACGAGAACCACCTTGGTCGCTCGCACCCCGGCCCCATAAGCGTCGATCCAGGTCGGGCTTGAACACAACGACCAATTCGGATGGACGTATTGCACGGTCTTGTCCCCGCCGATGACGACATATAGATTGCCATCACGCGTTTCCCACGCCATCTCAGGCGGGTCATACAACGCCCCGGCGCAAATGCGGTAGTCGTGGCCGATAACGTACACACCGTTCCGGGAGAAGAAAGAGGAAACGTAGTTCCGTACGTAATAAAAACTGTCGACCATGACAACCCGCTTATTGCCAACGTGCGGACAAAACACAGCGCCGTGCTCGCACTCACAACGGCCGCTGAACAACCCCGGATGCTGCCGGCACATCCGCGCATGTTTTCTGTTGTGCTCTGCATCACCAAGCGCGCCTCGCTCAGCCAGCCCAGTCGTAAAGACGGGAGAGTTGATATGGATCTTCGGAAACCACTCGGCAGGAACGCCAAAAAAAGACAATTCCCGCAAAACGCTGTTCCATGAAGACGCACAACCCCCCAAGTCGTAAATGTCCACCCGATCCAACAGAGCACGACAAAAGAAAGCTCGACGGGCGACATGGCGAAGCGCTCTAAGCGCTCCGTGGCGTTGTGGATGAGGGTGGAAATTTCGAGTATCAGCAGAAGGGATGCAGCCTGGCAAATCTGGTTCAGGACACGCAAACTCGGGAACATGGGGCGGACCGGCAAATTGAGCCCAATGCCGCACGAAGTTCTTAGAGCGCGGTGCGGCCGCAACAGCGGCAATCCACTCGCCTCGCCGTCTCGGATGTTCCGGGGGCAATTCAAACTCCTCTGGCTCGGAGACATCATCCCAATCGGGCGGATCCGGGCGCCGAAACCGCGGATCAACGACAGGAAGGAGCGTGGTCGGAACGGGCGGCAACTGGTCAACCAACGTCGGCACCACTGAAACCGGAGGGAGAGTAGGAGCAGCCGGGGGAAGAATAGGGGCGGCTGAAAGAGGGGCAGGGGCGCCGGGCCTGGGCGCCCTTCGTTTTCGCCTCTTGCCCGAAAAGGGCAACGCCGGAGGGAGAACGGCGGGAGCCGGCGAAGCGCTGGGCTGAGGGGCGGTAAGACCGGCCACAGTAGCATCCAACAATGGCAACAGCCCAGCCGGATCGTCGCTGGCAGAAAGATGAGAGAGCTCCGGAGGCGCAAGCACAGTGGCCAAAGGCGGCGGAGCTAATTCTTCCCAGTTGTCAACGACCCCTGCTGGAGGAGCGGATGGGGTCGGTCGAGCGACAACGGGAGGAGTAGATTGAAAGAGTGAATTAGCCTTGAACTGACGCAGCTCCATCTGCGCGTCTCGTAGCTGATTCAAGAGAGAATTTCGGGCCGCAGTTTTACTCCTGCGGCCTGTTCGCGGGATTTTCTTCTGAGAAGACATTCCTGCGGGATGGGGGGATTTCAAGTATGGCCAACGGTACCCCCCGGTTC